GCCTTAGTCAGCGCCGGTTCTAGGACGCGCAGTGCAGCGCGCAGGTCGTCTACTTTATACAGTAGCTCGATAGCTTCGAGGTCAGCGTCTAGGTCAATCATTGCCTGTGGCTCCTGTTGTGTTGGCGGCATCGGCGGCGTCGGCGTAGGCGGCGGCGCGGCGGGCGGCATAAGCGTCGTCGTAGGCGGCGTCGGCGGCGTTGGCGGCGGCGTAAGCGGCGGCGTAAGCAGCGTCGGCGGCGGCGTAAGCGGCGGCGTAAGCAGCGTCGGCGGCGGCGTAAGCAGCGTCGGCGGCAACTATGGCGGCGGCGTAAGCGGCGTCGGCTGCGTCGCGGGCTGCGTCATAAGCATCGTCGGCAACGTCGTGGGCTGCGTCGCGGGCTGCGTCAGTTGCTGGGTCAGTCATTGTCTGTCGCTCCCATCATATCGTCGATCTGGTCTTCGAGCGCCTTGATCTCGGCGCGCATGACGATGATTGCGGCTTGCTGCGAGTCGCAGCGTTCTTTGAGTTCGTCGTGCCAGCGATCAGTTTCGTGCGTATCGTTTAGGCGTTCGCCCAGTGCAATGCACAGTTCTGCGCTTGGATAGTGCTTGGCCTCGTCGATCAGGCGCGCGTCGGTCTGGTCGCGCCAATATGAACGATCTTGTGTCATTGTCTTATGCTCCTGTTGCTTTGGTTGCGGCGCGGGCGGCGTCGGCAGCGTCGAGGGCCGCGCGGCTGTTAGTGTCAGTCTAGAATGCCGCGCATTGCTTCGCGAATTGACATAGGATTGTAGATTGCGCCGTCCGGCGTTTTCTCGTTTTGCAAAGCGCGCGCCAGCTTAACCGCGCCGACGCCTAGGCCGTATTGCCGCGCAAAAGAGTGCGCCATGCGATATAGCGGCTCGTCATTGTTAAGCCAGAGCGAAACGTTCCAAGCGTTCCACGAGCGGTGTCCGTTGAATTGTACCATTGTGAATTGTCCCTTAGTTGATTGTCGATTGTGCCGCGCGGCAGGATTGCCGCGCGGCGATAGTTGGTTAGCGCGTGCGTTTGCCGCGTGCTGCTAGCAAGTGATCTAGTCCTTGCGTGCAACGGCAATTCTCAATTTCGTACATGATAGCGGCGTCAAGCGCGGCTAGCGACCAGTTGCGATAGTCGTTTGGCTTGTTACGTTCGGCGGCCATTGCATTATCCTTTATTGAATTGTGGTGCCGGGCATTTATCCGCCGCCCGGCTTGCGTCGCTAGCGGCGTCGCTAGCACTTGCTATGGCATATCTATGGCTGCAATCTCTGCCCTAGTAAAGCCCTAATTATACCTTACCTGTGGATAACTTTTCGCGCGCCTGTTAACGCGTCGCATTGTCTAGGCGCGCGGCGCATTGTGCGTCGCCATGACAGGCGGTTTTGTTGGCTTGCTCTATGCTGTGCGCGAGCCATATTGACCCGGCGAAAGCGACGATTAGCAGCGCGCGAGCGATTAGGTTTTGTGTCATTATTTGGCGCTCCAATTGTAATTGCCGCTAAGCAAATTGTGCCGCCCGTTAAGGATATGCTCTGGCGCTTTGCGCCCGGTGCGGTCATATGCCGCAATCTTATCTGTTAGGCGGTTATAGGCGGCGGCAATTGGCGCGGTAACAATCACGCCGTTCCAGAGCCGTTCACCGGCCACGATATAGTGCAGCATATTTGCGTTAATGTTTGTCATTGTCATTGCTCCTATTGTAAAATTACGCGGCCAATTCGACGCGCCAGTAGCCCCGGCGCGGGCTTGCCATGAAAGCGGAATAATCTTTGGCTTTCATTGCGTCGCTCGCCTTGCGGATAAGCGCGATATCACGGCCAAAATGCAATTCTGTCCAATTCTTAGGGTAAACGCCGAATAGCCATAAATGCTGGATAGCTTGCTCCGCCGTTTCGTATATTTGCCCGCGCGGCGCTTTTATATTAACGTGCATCATGCTTGCTCCGATTGTGCCGCGATAGGCGCGCCAGTGCCGCGAAAGCGAATACGCGTTTGGCTATGGCCGTTCGCGTTTAGATATGCCGCGCGTTCGCGCGCCCATTCGCGGCCTCCCTCACCCGCAAATTGCCAGCAGCGTTCGGCTGGCACATAATAGCTAACGCTCCATACGATATTTGCCATTGTCATATGCTCCAATATGCGCGCAAGGCGTCGATTGCGCCGTCGGTGTCGAACCGCACCAAGCAATCCGTCATTGCTTCGATTGCGTTCTCTCGCGCGATAGTGACATTCTCATCAATGCAATGTGCGCGCCAATCTTCGTGGAACGAAAATTCGGTCGCATATGCCGCGCCTGAGATTGCTTTGATATTGCGTTCGGTCCCGTCCAAGATTGAACGGATGAATGCGGAATTGACGTGTGCGTAGTCCATTTGCTTGCTCCCTTGCTTGTTTCGATGATTTGGTATGGCAGATAGCTATTCCCTAGTAAAGCCCTAGTTATGCCTTACCTGTGGATAAGTCTGCAAGCGCGCAATCTTGGGCCATTTTGACCTAAGCCATAAGCGGCGGTAAGATTGACTAACCAAACAATACTAAGCAAGGTTACCATAATTGCAGCGAGGGGCGAAAACAAGCCAAAATACGGTGCTTGTTTTGGCGATTGCGAGCGCGTCGCCAATGCATTGCCGCGCAACAATAAATCGCGGTTTTTGGGCTGTTTGGGCTATTAGCTATCCTATTGTGTGATTTCTTAATAGTAACCATATAGGTTAATATAGTGTTATTCTGGCAGCGATTGAAACTGGATGACAAAACTGCCCAAACTGCCCAAACCCCTCGCCCCCGGCGCACGCAATCCCGCAAGCAATCCCTCACCTATGCCCGCTTGCCAATGCTTTTGGCGATTGATAGAGCGATGGCTCGCTCTATCAATAATCTGAGCCGCGCAAACTGCGCCTGTTTGGGCAATGCCCAAACTGCCCAAGTCTTAATGCTAACTGTTAGCAATAGGCAATGGGCAATGGTGCGCACGCTACGCGCGCCAGCAATAAGGTCATCGCTTGCGCGCTGCGCGCTAGGCCATATGGCCAAACGCAAATCCTGCACCGCGCTCGCTTGCTGGCCGCGCGCTGACTGGAGCCGGGGGGCAGGGGGCCGACGGGCCGTGGTGTCTGCATACGATGGGTCCACAAACAATTTTTGCACCCCCGGCAATAACCGCCACTGCACACAATTTTTACACTTTTTTTTTTATAATTCCTGTGTCATACTGCCGCGTATGTTTCACAACATATCGTTTGAGCCGCGCACGCTCCGCGCCACCGAGGCACGGCTGGAGGCAATCTATCGGTCTGCCAAAGCTGGCCTCAAAGGCGACAGCTTGGCGCTGGCGTCAGGGATGCTGCCCAAGGAGCTACGGCAGCTACACGAGTTTGACCCGGCGGTTGAGATAGCCGAACTCAAGGGCCGCGCTGACAGCGAGATGGAAGCCGCCGAAGTCATCAACGTCGCAATTGCAAACGGCGACGCTAAGATGGCGCTAGAGAAGCTGCGCTTCCAGCACCAGTGGGTAGCCAAGCAGCAGATCGACATAAACGTAGACCAGCAGATCAGCATCACGGGCGCGCTTGAACAAGCAGAGCGGCGTGTGTTAGAAGCGGTCTGGACCGACGTATCCGCGCTAGAGGATCAGAGCGATGGCAAGTAAAGGCAAGTCTGTGTCGCTGTCGGTTGGGCGCGGCGAGAAGCTCTCCGTAAAGGCAGGCGCTGGGCTGACGGCCAAGGGCCGCGCCAAGTACAATGCAGCTACCGGCTCTAACCTAAAGCCGCCAGCGCCCGCGCCCAAGACAAAGGCCGACGCGGGGCGTAAGGCCAGCTTCTGCGCACGCATGGGTGCGGTCGCAGCCAAGGCCAAGGATGGCGAGCGCGCCAAGGCCAGTCTTAAACGATGGAAGTGCTGACATGAAACACGGACTATACGCCAACATTAATGAGAAGCGCGCGCGCATCAAGGCTGGCTCCGGCGAGAAGATGCGCGCTGTCGGCGCTAAGGGCGCGCCGTCGGCCAAGGACTTCAAGGACAGCGCCAAGACGGCCAAGACGGCCAAGCCAACTAAGAAAAAGTAATGCAGGCACCTGTATACCGCGCCGCCGAAGAACAGGAACTGATGGCGCGGCTGTGGACCCCCGCGCTCAGGGATGACCCACTCAAGTTCGTGATGTTCGTGTTCCCGTGGGGGCAGCGCGGCACGCCGTTGGAACACTTCTCGGGGCCGCGCAAGTGGCAGCGCGAAGTGTTGCAGGACTTGGCAAACCACATCAAGCAGAACAACGGCAAGATCGACTTTGACACCTTCAGGTTGGCGACGAGCAGCGGGCGCGGCATTGGCAAGTCGGCGCTGGTCAGTTGGCTAGTCATCTGGATGCTGTCCACCCGCATCGGGTCTACCACAATTGTATCCGCCAACTCCGAGGCGCAGCTACGGTCCGTCACATGGGCCGAAATAACCAAGTGGCTGGCTATGTCGATCAACAGCCACTGGTTCGAGGTTGCGGCTACCCGCATCATGCCCGCCAAGTGGCTGACCGAACTGGTAGAGCGGGACATGAAGAAGGGCACGCGCTACTGGGCGGTCGAAGGGCGGCTGTGGTCTGAGGAGAACCCCGACGCATACGCGGGCGTCCATAACTACGACGGCGTGCAACTGATCTTTGACGAAGCCAGCGGCATACCAGACAGCATCTGGGCGGTGTCGGCGGGTTTCTTTACTGAGAACACGCCGAACCGCTTCTGGATGGCTTTTTCCAACCCACGGCGCAACACAGGCTACTTCTACGAGTGCTTTAACAGCAAGCGGGACTTCTGGAAAACCAAGGTCGTTGACGCACGCGATGTAGAAGGCACCGACAAGGCCGCGTACCAGCAGATCATTGATGAATACGGACCAGACTCAAGCCAATCGCACGTCGAGGTCTACGGCATGTTCCCCGACGCGGGCGACGATCAGTTCATCGGCGCGCTGGCTATCGACGACGCCATGAAGCGGGACAAATGGAAGGACGACAGCGCACCAATCGTGGTCGGGGTGGACCCTGCACGGTTTGGAGCGGACGCTACCGTGATAGCGGTGCGCCAAGGGCGTGATATTGTGGAGATCATCCGGCACCGGGGCGACGATACGATGGAGACTGTGGGCCGGGTAATCGACGCCATTGAGAAGTACAACCCCGCGCTGGTCGTGATCGACGAAGGCGGGCTAGGCGCTGGCGTCGTAGACCGGCTGAAGGAGCAGCGGTACAAGATCAGGGGTGTAAACTTCGGCAACAAGGCCAAGAACCCTATGATGTGGGGCAACAAGCGCGCGGAGATGTGGGGCACCATGCGCGACTGGCTCAAGACCGCCGCCATACCCTCGGATCGCTTCCTGAAGTCAGACCTTATTAGCCCGCGCATGAAGCCTGACAGCAAGGGTGCTATCTTCCTAGAAAGCAAGAAAGACATGAAGGCACGCGGGCTGGCGTCACCAGACGCTGCCGACGCCATAGCGGTCACATTCGCGTACCCGGTAGCGTCCCGCGAGTACCGCGCTAACGCAATTGACAGAACTAGACCTAGAGGATACTCTGGGGCTGGAATTTCTACATCTTGGATGGGATCGTAGTATCATGGCTAAGTATCCGATCAGAATTACTCTGTCTAAATCAAAACCTTCTGCACCTAAGCCTGTGGCTAAGCCTGTGGCTAAGCCTATGGCTAAGCCTGCGCAAAACCGGCCTGCGCCGCTGGTAACGCAAGGGCGGCTAGACCGCAACGCGCGGACGCAGGGCGAAGAAGCCCGCAGCGAAGCGATGTTGCTAAGGCGTGGGCGTCCTGACGTGATCCGCACAACTGTTGCAGAGCGCCTGACACCAACCAGAAAGAATAAGTAGGCGTCATGCCACTAAAAAAATCCGCCAGCAAGCCTGCATTTAGGGCCAATGTAAAAGCTGAAATAGCGGCTGGAAAGCCCCAGAAGCAGGCCGTTGCGATAGCTTACAGCGTCAAACGCAGTGCAGCCAAGAAGGGCAAGAAGTAGTCACATGGCTGATCCTACAGGTATTATTGCCGCCGGTAAGGTTGCCAACATCGGAAGTAACCCTACTTCCGGCGAAAGCGACAACGACGCGATGGCGACGATGCGCAGCCGGTTCCAGACGGCTATAGCTGCGTATTCTGACAGCCGCGAGGATGAGCTAGACGATCTGCGCTTTATGGCTGGTAGCCCAGACAATCAGTGGCAGTGGCCCGCCGACGTACTGTCTACGCGCGGCTCGGTGCAAGGCCAGACGATCAACGCCCGCCCATGCCTGACAATCAACAAGCTGCCGCAGCACGTGCGCCAAGTGACGAACGAGCAGCGGCAGAACCGCCCAGCGGGCAAAGTGATCCCCGTGGACGACAACGCCGACGTTGAGGTAGCAGCCATCCTTGACGGCATGGTGAAACACATTGAGTACATCTCCGACGCTGACATTGCCTACGACACCGCTTGCGATAACCAAGTCACATACGGCGAAGGCTACATCCGCCTGCTGACGGACTACTGCCGCGAAGATAGCTTTGATCAGGACATTAAGATCGGGCGCGTGCGCAACTCGTTTTCGGTCTACATGGACCCGACGATCCAAGACCCCTGCGGCGCTGACGCGCAATACTGCTTCATAACGCAGGACATGACGAAAGAAGAATACGAGCAGACGTTCCCTGATGCGTCGCCTATTTCATCTATGATGACGCAGGGTGTGGGTGACGAAAGCATATCCGCGTGGCTGGACGAAGATACTATTCGCATCGCCGAATACTTCTACTACCGAGTTAAGCCGGGAACGCTGCATCTGTATCCCGGCAATGTGTCGGCCTTTGAAGGCACGCCGGAAGATAAGCAGCTAAAGGCGCAGTTTGAAAAGCCTGTTAAAACCCGTAAGGTTAACCGCAAGCAAGTCATGTGGATGAAAACCAATGGCTTTGACGTTCTTGACGAGCGCGAATGGCCCGGTAAATACATCCCTGTGGTCCGCGTTGTAGGCAATGAATTTGAAGTTAGCGGGCAGATTTACATCTCTGGCCTTGTGCGCAACGCCAAGGATGCGCAGCGGATGTACAACTACTGGACGAGCCAAGAGGCAGAAATGCTGGCATTGGCTCCTAAAGCTCCGTTCATTGGCTACGGCGGTCAGTTTGAAGGTTACGAGAACCAGTGGAAAACGGCCAACACAACCAACTGGCCGTATCTTGAGGTAAACCCAGACGTTACAGACGGCGCTGGCGGGGTGCTGCCACTGCCTATGCGCGCGCCGCCACCGCTGCCGCAGACTGGCCTGATCCAAGCCAAGATGGGTGCGGACGAGGACATTAAGAGCGCCACGGGCCAGTACAACGCTTCGCTGGGTATGCAAGGCAACGAACGCTCAGGCAAAGCCATCACAGCCCGCGAAAAGCAGGGCGACGTTGGCACGTATCATTACGTTGACAACCTTGCCCGCGCGATCCGCCACGTAACCCGCCAGCTTGTCGATATGATCCCCAAGATTTACGACACGCAGCGTGTAGCCCGCATCATTGGGTTGGACGGCGAAGTAAGCATGGTCAAGATTAACCCCGACCAGCAGCAGCCAGTCAACACGCTCAAGGACCAAAACGGCGGCACTATCGAGAAAATCTACAACCCCAACGTCGGCACGTATGACGTTATGGTCACGACCGGCCCCGGCTACATGACCAAGCGTCAAGAGGCACTTGACGCTATGTCAATGATCCTTCAGTCCAACCCGCAGCTTTGGTCTGTGGCAGGCGACCTGTTTATCAAGAACATGGATTGGCCCGGTGCGCAGGAAATGGCCGAACGCTTCAAGAAAATTCTTGACCCCAAGGTGCTTGAGGGTGGCGAGACGACACCTGAATTAGCTGCTGCACAGCAGCAAATTCAGGCGATGGCGCAGGAACTTGAGCAGTCTTCCACAATCCTTGAGAACATTCAGGATTCGGTGTCTCAACAGGAAATTCAGATTAAGGGTTTTGAAGCCGAAATTAGAGCTTATGACGCCGAAACTAAGCGTATTTCCGCAGTTCAAAACAGCATGACGCCAGAGCAAATTCAAGATATTGTCATGGGGACGATGCACGCGGCTATGGACATGGGCGACCTTGTACCACCTAGCTTGCCGCAGCTAGGTAACTTTGGCACAGACCAACAACAAGAGCAGCCTAGCGAAGCGCCTGAGATGCCCATGCAGCCCGAACAGCAGGGTGAACCGCCAGAAGCGCCCATGCAGCCGCCTATGGCCCCTGAAGGACTACCACAATGAAAGCCGCCGAGTTTGTAGGAACACTGTTTCTGGCCCGTGACGTTGCCCATTCGGTGCATCTGAACACACGCAGTTTTGCTAAGCACACGGCTCTTAACGAGTTTTACAACAACATTGTCAAGTTGGCCGATAAGTTTGCCGAAGCCTACCAAGGCAAGTACGGCCTTATTGGGCCAATCTCATTAATGTCGGCCAAAAAAACCACAAACATTATTGAGTTTTTGCAAAATCAGGCAGACGAAATTGAAGAAGAACGTTATGCGGTGGTCGATAAGGCTTGCACACCTTTGCATAATATTATCGACGAAATTTTGGGCCAGTACTTTTCGACGCTATATAAACTTCGTTTTCTTGCTTGAGGTGATACATGCCAACCGCAACATACGCTAAATACACCGCCGCTATCGAGCCTATGCTTGAGGGCATGAACGCTGGCACGGATAGCTGGAAGATTGCTCTTGCGGCTACCGTAAACATAGCTGACACAACCTTCACGGCGGGCACAACAGACCTTCCTACGGCGGCGGGTTACACGGCTGGCGGTAACGCAGCTACGATTACTAGCGCCGCACAAACTTCCGGGACGTATAAGTTGGTGCTGGCTAGCCCAACTGCTTGGACGGCTACGGGTGCTGGTTTTACCTTTCGGTATGCAATAATGTGGGATACTACCACCAGCACACCAGTGGCGTATTGGGATTATGGTAGCAGCCAACTTGTTTCGGCTGGCGAAACTGTCACTGTTACGCTTGATGCTACAAACGGTGTGTTCCAAGCGACGTAAGGATTATTTATGGCTTTTGTCCTTGCTAACCGCGTACAGGAAACGGCCACCACTATTGGCACTAGCACGATAACTCTTGCTGGTGCTGTCAGTGGCTTGCAGACGTTTGCGGTTGCCGTGTCACAGGAGGCGTAATGGTAATCGATTTTGAATATGCAACGCAGTACGGCAAGTTTGCTGATGCGATATGGTTTCCCGACGATGAGCCTATGACGCCAGCAGAGATCGATGCTGAGAAGCAGCGGCGTTTGGCTAACTGGCTGGCGGTGGTTGAGACTCCCGTTCCGGAGGAATAAGTCGTGGCCGACAGGTATTGGGTAGGCGGCGCAGGCACTTGGAACACCAGCAGCACGACTAACTGGTCGGCTTCGTCCGGGGGCGCAAGCGGCGCGTCTGTGCCGACCGCTGCTGACAGCGTTATCTTTGACCAAGCGGGCACTTACACCGTCACCATGACGGGTGCGCTGCTGTGCCTCGACCTCACTGTTTCCCTCGGCACTGTGACCTTTGCTACCGGCACTACTCCTACGCTGGCTATCACGGGCAACATGACACTGCTTGTGGGCACGGTATGGTCATCTACCGGGGCGGTCACATTTAACGCCACGACAACGGGCAAGACCATCACCACCAACGGCGTGACGATCAGCGGGCCTATTACGCTTAATGGTGTGGGCGGCGGGTGGACCCTTGGCAGCGCCCTGACCATGAACACGGCGAGCAACACTCTCGGTCTTTTCACGGTTACAAACGGCACGTTTGCCACCGGCAACTTCAACATGACACTGGGTGCTTTTGCTAGCAACAACTCCAACACCCGATCAGTGACGCTGGGCACAAGTGCGATTCTCGCGTCGCGCTGGACTTTTACGACAACCACGGGTCTGACCTTCAGCGGCGCGTCATCAACGATAAATTTTACCCAGATTGCCAGCGGCGATGACTTTAACGGTGGCGGGCTTACGTATGGAACCGTGGCTCTCACCGCCGCTAACACGGCTGACGCCAATCTGACCATAGCCGGGGCTAATACATTCGGCACCCTGTCAGTCGCGGCGCGGACTGCTGTAGGCGAAAGCTATATTCAGTTCGGCGCGAACCAGACGATCACCACACTGACGCTTAGCGCGCCAACGCTATCGGCGCGCCGCATCATGTTAAGATCCGGCACCTACGGCACGCAACGTACTCTGACCGTGACAACCATCACGGCGACGGTGACTGACTACGACTTTCGCGACCTTGTAATTTCCAGTGCTACGCTCAGCGGTACGCGCATCGGCAACGGCGGCAATTGCTCCGGCATTACGTTCTCAACGGCAAAAAATGTCTATTGGAGCAAGGTCGCGGGTGGCAACTGGACCGACAGCGACGCATGGGCCGCAACTTCTGGAGGTGTCGCTGCGTCAACCAACTTTCCACTCATGCAAGATACTGCGTACATCGAAAACACGGGGTTAAACACCAGCACCACGGTGACGATTGACAATAACGTAAACCTTGGCAGCGTAGACGCATCGGGGCGGACGAACGCTGTGGCTCTAGCACAGCCGGGGGGTTACGCGGTTTACGGTAATTTTGTGATGGGGTCCGGCGTCACTTTATCTGGTGCGGCTAACACCGTGTCGTTTTTCGGTACGGCTGCACAGTCCATAACCATGAACGGGGTTACGTTCACTCGCCCACTCACTCTGAACAAGCCGGTAAGTGGCACTGTGTCGCTATCCAGCGCCTTCACATCCACTAGCACCGTTACCCTTTCGACTGGAACACTCGACCTTCAGACGTACACGTTGACGGCAACAACATTTAACAGCAACACTGCTGCTGCTAGAACTTTGGCTTTTGGCACCGGAAACATTGTTGTAAACGGCACCGGCACGGTGTGGATCACTGCTCTTGGTGCGAGCGTCCTAACAGTGACTGGAACGCCTACGGTAAACGTGTCGAACACTACGGCTACGGCAACCACCGTCAGCCCCGGTTCGCCGACTGAAGCCAATTCCATTAGCTTTAACTTCACGACGGGCACATACGCGCTGACATTTAGTGCTGGCTCTGTACGCAATTTGGACTTCACTGGTTTTGCCGGAACAATGGCAAACGCCGCTAAGACCATATACGGTAATCTAACTTTGGCCGCAGCCTATACGGCGGGCACTAATGCTTGGACGTTCGCCGCCACTTCCGGCACCAAGACCATAACATCTAATGCGTTTACCATAGACTGGCCGCTGACCTTCGATGGTGTGGGCGGAACGTGGCAACTTCAAGATGCACTGACGATGGGTTCTACGCGAGCCTTGACGCACACCAACGGCACGCTTGATCTGAACGGACTAACGCTGACGGTTGGTTCGTCTTACACAACCGCAACAGGCACTAAAAACCTGACGTTTAATGCAGGCACTCTTGTTTGCCCTGAAGCGTCTGCAACCGCCTTCAATAACGCAGTGCCGACTGGCTTCAGCACAACGGCGGGGACCGGCACTGGCGCGATCTCCATGACCGCCGCTACTGCGAAAACTTTTGTGGGCGGCGGCTCAACCTTCAACTGCACGTTGAACCAAGGTGGCGCTGGCGCGCTGACGATCACGGGCGCGAATACTTTCACCAATATCGCTAACACGGTACAGCCAGCCTCAGTTTTGTTTACGGCGGCTACAACCAACACGTTCACCAACTTTAATCTGAACGGTAGTGCGGGAAACCTAATTACGATTGGCAGCGTCACTGCGGCTTCGCATACGCTGTCAAAGGCATCTGGTGCTGTCTCGGTAGATTACGTTTCCATTTCGCGCTCTACGGCTACCGGCGGCGCAACTTGGACCGCAGGATCAAACAGCGTAGACGGCGGCAACAACACCGGCTGGGTTTTTTCTGCGGCTGGCTATACCATAACGGCGGCCAACGGCACCTACGCCGTAACCGGGCAATCTGTCAGCATTTTCCGCAGCAAACTCATCACGGCGTCCAACGGCACCTACGCCGTAACTGGTCAGTCGGCTGTCATAACATACTCCACTAATGTCAATTATGCGTTGTCCGCGCTTAACGGCACCTACGCCGTAACCGGGCAGTCGGTCGGCATCAACCGCAGCAAACTCATCACGGCGTCCAACGGCACCTACGCCGTAACCGGGCAAAACATAACCGTTCTATTCTCCCGCTTGCTATCCGCGCAGAACGGGGTATATTCGGTAACTGGTCAACCTGTAAGCATTGTGGCGAGCGGGGCACCTATCCCTGTTGCGGCTATTGAGTATTTTATTGAAATACGTTCGTTTACCGAACGCAGGAGATTTTGATGGCTATTAACTTAAAGGCAATAACTAGCTGCCTTGGATACCAGCAGATCAGCGTACTTACCAGCGCGACGGGGCTTACTGTGCCAGTGATTGACCCTGTGACGGGCCTTAACTTAAAGCCCGTCATCGCGCTTATTACCCCTGAAACGCAGGGCGTGCGCTGGCGCGATGACGGCACAGCCCCGACAGCGGCTATTGGTATGCCGCTCGCCGCCGGAGTTACGCTTCAGTACGACGGCGATCTTAACAAGATCAAGTTTATTGAGCAGACGGCGACGGCCAAACTCAACATTAGCTTCTACGCATAAGGGACGCTAACATGAACATTTCTGGCGATACTCCCGGCATTGATTACGTAACGTATTTTACCAAACAATTTCCGCACGATTTGGCGCATATGGCTTCTTTGCGCGACGAACTGGCTACGCGCCAAGGCGCGCTGACGGCTGCTGAAGCCGCCATGGCTGACCGCAAAGCTGCGGCAGATGAATTGGAAGCCGCCCGCGCGGCACTTGCAGCCGCCAAGGTTGCCGCGGCAGAGATTAACGCCGCTACCAAGGACGCCGCCGCTAAAGTCAAGGCCCGCGAAGCTGCTGTCTCGGCCAGCGAAGCCGCGTTAGCATCTAAAGCATCTAAGGTCAAAGATATCGAAGCTGACGTAGCCGTTAGGCTGAAGGCTTGCGAAACTCTTGAGGCTAGGCAGACAAAGCTGGATACTGATCTAGTAGCCCGCCGTGCCAAGCTAGACACAGACGTTGCCGCTCTTGATGCGCGCGTTAAAGCATTTCAGGCAAAGGTTGCTAGCCTTACTGCTTGATTAACTACCGTACCGGCGAGGTTTACCGGGAACTCTTAGGGGTTAAACATGGACGAAGTTGTTCCAATTGAAGCGGAAGTGCCCGCGCCAGAACTCGACGCCACGGCGGCAATCGAACCTGAAGACAATTCTACGCCGGATACGCCTGCTGAACAGGAAGCGTCCAAGACCTTTTCGCAAGAAGAACTTGACGCCATTGTTGGTAAGCGCCTCGCAAGAGAACAACGCAAATGGGAACGTGAGCAAGCGCAGCGCACGCCGGTTTCACAGCAGGACATACCCGCCTATGTGGACCCAGAAAACGCTGCCAGTATTGAAGCATACGCTGAACAACTGATTGCCCAGCGGGAAGCCGCGAAGCAGCAAGCTACGATTGCAGAGGCATATTACGACCGCGAAGAAGATATTAGGGCTAAGTACGACGATTTCGATCAGGTTGCTTACAACACTAATCTTCCCGTCACGGAGTATATGGCTCAAGCTATCCAAGCCTCGGATATTGGTCCTGATGTTATTTATTGGCTAGGATTAAACCCCAAGGAATCTGGACGCATTGCCCAATTGCCGCCGATCTTGCAGGCAAAAGAAATCGGGAAACTTGAGGCTACATTGGCTTCAAACCCGCCGGTTAAGAAAACTTCAACCGCCCCGGCTCCGATTGCACCTGTTACTGCTCGTTCCTCTGGAACGCCTGCCTACGATACGACCGACCCACGTAGCATCAAAACTATGTCTACGTCCGATTGGATCGAAGCAGAACGCAACCGACAGGTCAAAAAGTATGAGGCACACCGCAACCGTTAATTGGGACTTTAACCATGTCTAACTCGATCCTCACTATCGACATGATTACTCGCAAGGCTTTGGAAATCCTTGAGAATAATCTTGTCATTACCCGCAATGTCAATCGTCAGTACGATGACAGTTTCGCCTCAGAAGGCGCTAAAATCGGTTCCACCCTGCGTATCCGCCTGCCTGACCGCGCTTTGGTCACGGACGGCGCTGCGCTTCAGGTTCAGGACGACAACGAGCAGTATACGACCCTGACTGTTTCTTCGCAGAAGCATATCGGCGTAAACTTCACGACCGCCGAATTGACCATGCAGATGGACGATTTTGCCGAACGCGTTCTCAAGCCGCGCATTTCGCAGCTTGCATCTAGCATCGACGCCGACGTTGCCAACTCGTACAAGTACATTGGCAACTCCGTTGGAACCCCCGGCACAGCGCCAGCTACCTCGCTGGTTTTGCTTCAGGCACAGCAGAAGCTCAACGAAGCCGCAGCTAGCATGGCACCGCGCTACGCAACTGTTAACCCGGCTGCAAACGCCGGTTTGGTTGAAGGTATGAAGGGTTTCTTCAACCCGACTGATACCATCAGCAAGCAGTTCAAGAACGGCATGATGGGCACGGGCGTGCTTGGCTACGACGAGGTTAATATGTCGCAGTCAATCAAGCAGTTCACGACCGGCACCCGTGCTGCTACCGGCAACACTACTGGCGCTGCCGTGACGGTCGAAGGTTCTACCACGCTGACGCTGACTGTTGGTTCTGGTGAGCTTCTGGCTGTTGGCGACGTGTTTACGATTGCTGATTGCTACGCAGTGAACCCGCAGACCCGTGAAAGCACTGGTTCGCTGTTTCAGTTCGTAGTTTTGGCGTCCTCGACCGCCACCACGACTGCTACTGTCACCGTGGCTCCGATCTACTCGGCTACAAACGCTCTGGCTACTGTCCTGACCCTTCCGGCTACTAGCAAGGCTGTTGTATTTGTTGGTGCGGCGTCAACGTCGTATCCGCAGAACCTTATCTACCATAAGGACGCTATCACCTTCGCAACTGCCGATCTTCTGCTCCCGCAGGGTGTGGATATGGCTTCGCGTCAGGTGCATAACGGCATTAGCTTGCGTGTTATTCGGCAGTACGACATTAACAACGACCGTATGCCTTGCCGCATTGACGTTCTGTACGGCTACAGCGTCATCCGTCCACAGATGGCCGTCCGTATGTTTGGCTAACTTAATCATGGCCCCCGGTTCGCTGGGGGCCGTTTTTTCTAAGGATAATAACTATGGCACTTCCTAATGGCGCTGGTGGATATCAGCTTGGCGATGGTAATCTCACCGAGATTTCTTTCACTAACTTCACTATCCCGACAACCCTCACAGCCACTGCAACGCTTACCGTAAACGATCTTGCCGCAGGCGTGATTATCTACACTTCAGCTAGCACGGGCAACCTTACGCTTCCTACCGCTACTCTCACTGACGCGGCTTTCAGCAGCGCCAAAGTCGGTAGCTCGTTTGATCTTGCTCTTGTTGCTACCAGCACTGGTGTACCTACTATTGTGGTTGGTACGGGTTGGTCGCTTGCCAGCACCTCTGGTGCGGGCGTTGCGTCTAAGAGCGTTCTATTCCGTGCCGTCAGGACTGGCGACGCGGCTTACAGCTTGTACCGTATCGCGGGTTAATTAGTTTGCCCCGGCGTAGGCCGGGGCAACCTTTTCAGGAGAAAATCAATGGCTAACAACAAATCTATTGGTGTTGCGTTTCTTGACCAAGATATTATCGGCGCGCAGTATATTTTGTCCGACGAACAGCTTGGCTATACCGCCGCCGCGCAAGGTACGGTTACGCAGGCTACCAGCAAGTCTACTGGCGTCACGCTAAACAAACCAGCAGGCGTCATTACGATGAACAACGCGTCTTTGGCTACCGTCACTAACGCTACATTCACGCTGACCAACAGCTTCATTTCTGCAAATGACACGCTTATCCTTACCCTTGCAAGCGGGCAAACAACCCCCGGATCATACAACGTGTTTGTTAATGCGGTGGCTGCTGGCACTGCCAGCATTACGCTGCGCAACATTTCTGGTGGTTCGCTGTCAGAAGCAATTGTCGTAAACTTTGCAATCATTCACTGCGTGTAATTAAATTGGGCGGCCTTCGGGCTGTCTTTTTGTGAGTTTTGTATGGCTGTTATTTATCTTACGCATCCGGTTCACGGTGCCAAAGTTGCTATTGCGGAACCAGAAGCGATTTATGATGAAGATTTTGGCTGGGTGAGGTATGATGTTGAAACGGGCGCTGTAAGCGCCCCGGTTAACCAATTGGCGTCTCGCCCCCGTGGGCGGCCTCGCCGGATACCGCAGGAAGACTAAGTTATGGCCACGGCTGGCGACATCATTAACGGATCGCTGCGCTTGCTGGGCGTGCTGGCTGAAGGCGAAACGCCATCGGCTGAAACGTCGCAAGACGCGCTCGATGCCATGAACCAGATGATTGATAGTTGGAACACAGAGCGCCTAGCTGTGTTTTCAACGCAGGACCAAGTGTTCACGTGGCCCGCAAGCACTATCAGCCGCACACTTGGGCCTAGCGGTGATTTTGTAGGCAACCGGCCCATTCTGCTTGATGACGCCACCTATTACAGAGATGCCAGCACAGGCGTTAGCTATGGTATCAAGATCATCAACCAGCAGCAGTACGATGGTATTGCCGTAAAAACAGTCACCTCGACTTACCCGCAAGTGATTTGGGTGAACATGAGCTACCCAGATATCGAAATGTATGTGTACCCAGTGCCTACTAGGGCGTTGGAATGGCACTTCATTTCAGTAGAAGAACTGACGCAGCCAGCTACGCTGGCGACCGTTTTAAGTTTTCCGCCGGGGTATTTGCGCGCGTTTCGTTACAACTTGGCGACCGAAATGGCACCGGAGTTTGGCGTTGAGCCTTCACCGCAAGTTTCGCGTATCGCCATGACCAGCAAGCGTAACCTGAAGCGCATCAACAACCCAGATGACATTATGTCGATGCCATACAGCATTGTGGCTTCTCGTCAGCGGTTCAATATCTACGCGGGGAACTACTAATGGATACGCCGATCCTTGGGTCGGCGTATGTTGCGCGAAGTGTCAATGCCGCCGACAACCGCATGGTCAATCTTTTTCCAGAAATTGTTCCTGAAGGCGGGCAGATGCCTGCGTTCCTGAACCGGGCACCGGGCCTAAATTTCCTACAGACGGTGGGCACCGGCCCTATTCGCGGTTTGTGGGCGCACCAGACGCAAGGCGCAGACTTCTACGTTGTGTCCGGCAACAGCGTATACAAGCTAACTTCGCTCACCGGGACGCCGGTATTGCTGGGCACTATCGCGGGCACCGGCCAAGTCTCTATTGCCGACAACGGCGACCAGATCGTATTCGTATCTAGCCCAAACGCCTACGTCTACACCGAGTCCACTAACACCTTTGCGCAAGTCACCGACCCTGATTTTCCCGGCGCGGTGACGGTCGGCTACATTGACGGCTATTTTGTGTTTAACCAGCCAAACAGCCAAAAGCTGTGGATTACTAGCCTACTCGACGGCACGCAGATTGACCCACTCGACTTTGCTAGCGCGGAAGGATCGCCTGACGGGATTGTTGGTATCATTGTCGATCACCGCGAAGTATGGGTGTTTGGCCCTGACAGCACCGAAGTTTGGTATAACGCTGGCGCGGCTGATTTTCCGTTGGCCCGCATCCAAGGCGCGTTCAATGAAATCGGCTGCGTTGCTGCGTACTCTATCGCCAAGCTGGACAACAGCATCTTCTGGCTGGGTTGCGATGCTAGGGGCCAAGGTATTGTCTACAAGGCTAACGGCTACATCGGCCAACGCATATCAACGCACGCTATTGAATGGCAAATTCAACAGTACAGCAATATGTCAGACGCAACGGCCTACACATACCAGCAAGACGGCCATGCCTTTTACGTGCTTAACTTTCCTACCGGCGGAACAACTTGGGTTTACGACGTATCCACTGGCGTCTGGCACGAGCGCGCCTATCTGGATAACGGCCAATTCAGCCGCCATCGCGGAAATTGCCAATGCAACTTTAGCGGCGACATTATCATAGGCGACTATGAGACTGGAGACATTTATACCTTCGACCTAACAGTTTACGCTGATAACGGCGACGCGCAAAAATGGTTGCGGTCGTGGCGCGCGTTGCCTACCGGGCAAAACAATCTAAAGCGCACAGCGCACCACTCGCTGCAATTGAACTGCGAAGTCGGCACGGGCCTCAATTCCGGTCAAGGCAGCGACCCACAAGTTATGCTGCGCTGGTCTGATGACGGTGGGCATACGTGGTCTAACGAACATTGGACTTCTATGGGCGCTATGGGCAATTATGGTCAGCGCGCTATTTGGCGTAGGCTCGGCATGACGCTGAAACTGCGTGACCGAGTGTACGAGGTGTCTGGTACTGATCCAGTTAAGCTAGACATTATCGGCGCGCAGCTACTACTATCAGGCACCAATGCCTAACATCACCAACATAACCCCACCACGTGTACCTATGGTGGACCCGCAGACGGGGATTATCACGCGCGATTGGTATAGGTTTTTTGCCAATTTGTTCAACATCACCGGGGCTGGTTCTACGCAAACTTCCATCACTGATTTGCTGGTGTTGCCGCCGGTTGCTCAAGGCTCGATGGGATACCAAGACGAAAGCAACGTCAACATAACCGGCGGGTACATATCACCCACGGCGGGCGGCACGGGCCTAAACACCTACGTTACGGGTGATACACTGTATGCTTCGGCAGCTAACACATTAACGCGGCTCCCTAAGCCGCTTATAAATGCGTACCTTGGTATGGGTTCGGATGGCGAAGCCAATTGGGTTACGCCTGTTTTTGGCCAATTCTCCTCCGCTACAACACAAACCGTTGCGGTTGCAAACACGGCCTACGCCGCCACATATGATACCGACGGCGTTTACAACCAAACAACCCATGCGTCGGCAGCATCCGAAATTTACGTGGAGCGCACCGGGTTATACAACATACAGTTTTCAGCGCAGCTACATAAAACTACCGGCTCCGTGGGCAACATCTTTATGTGGCTGCGAATTAATGGTATCGACGTAGCTAACAGCGCATCTAAAGCCGCCGTTCAAGGCTCCACGGCGGAAACCATTATGACGGTTAATTTTCTTGTGTCTTTGCGGAGCGGCGATTATTTTCAAATTATGTACAGCGCGTCTAGCACGGATTGCCAACTTTTAGCCGTGGCCGCGTCTGCTCCCGTACCCGCCGTTCCGTCTATAATCACTACTATTACCCAGATCAGCGCATAAGTAGGATTGTCCAATGCCCGTATACCTTTCTTCTTTGGCTGGCGCAGGAACTCAGTTTTTCTCCGACGCAGGCGTGCCTTTAGCTGGCGGCAAACTGTACACCTATACGGCGGGTACAACGACGCCAGAGGCTACATACACAACCAGCGCGGGCACCGTGGCCAACACAAACCCTATCATCTTGAACAGCGCGGGCCGTCTTGCCAACGAGATTTGGCTAACGTCTACCGTCAGCTATAAGTTTATCCTAGAAACCTCTACCAATGTTGTTATAGGCACTTACGACAACATCCCCGGCATCAATGACTTTGGATCGCTGTCAGCATACCTCGCTACGTATCTAGCAGCGCCTGCTGCTATCGGCGGCACGACACCCGCTGCGGGCGCGTTTACCACCTTGTCGGCTACCAGCACTGTCAGCGGCGCAGGCTTCACAGCCTTCGCAGCTTCACCCCCATCTATCGGCAACACCGCGCCTGCGGCTGGCGCGTTTACTACGCTGTCGGCAACCAGCACTGTCAGCGGCGCGGGCTTCACAGCCTTCGCAGCTTCACCCCCGGCTATTGGCGGCACCGCTCCTGCTGGCGGGCGCTTTACGTTTGCCCACACCGCGCCGGTTGTAGTGACGTTCTCGGCTACAGCGATGGCTATTGATTGCGCTCTATCGAATGTGTTTACCACAACCTTTACCGCCAACGTCACCGTAGCGCCCTCACTCAACAGCCCCAAAGACGGCCAGACTATCAACTGGTTTATCACGCAGGACGCTACAGGTAGCCGCACGGTAACTTGGCCCGCGTCGTTCAAGTGGGCCGGGGGCGCTGCTGGCGTTCTGACTACCACCGCAAACGCCGTTGATTTGCTGGTTGCCACTTACCGCTCTAGCACTGGCTTTTGGTACGCGGCGCTCGCTAAGGCATTTGCATGACTTTCGCCGCCAGAACCTTAAACGCCGCCGCGGCTGGCGGCAGTACAACGAGATACACGGGCACGATCACGCAGGGTTTCGCTTCCGACGGATCGTTTATAGTGTGGTATGGTTTTGATGTTACTGGTAATAGTGGGTACACCTTTGGAAGTCGTTCACCTACGACGGTTAGCACTTATACGTTTGCGTCTTTTTACGACATATATTATGGAGCATCACCAATAGTTGGGTATCTGTTTATAAGCGGTTTCGCGGCGGACCCCGGCATTGATTTTATTACCAGCGCCACTATCGGCACTTTCACGCAGTATCCCGATTATTATATTTATTCTGCGGGGCAAGCAACATGGGGCTTTCCGACGGTGTTTAACTTTGGTGCCTCGGGCACTATTGCCTGCGTTTTGACCGGAGTTTGATATGGCTGTAACTCCTACCACCCTCGTGGCAGCCAAGACCGTTGAGGCTACGCAATCGACGCAGTACACGGCTACCAACGTGACTACGATCATCGACAAGTTTACGGTGACGAACTACAGCGCCGTCGCCGTGACGATCAGCGTGAACCTTGTCGTTTCTGGCGGCACACCCGGCAACGGCAACCTTATTGTCCAAACGCGGTCAATCGCGCCCGGCACCACAGCTACCTTTTCAGAACTGGTCGGCCAGATATTGCTGTCGGGCACATTCATTTCGACACTCGCCGGTACTGCTGCTTCGCTTAATATGCGGGTCAGCGGGCGCGAGATTAGCTGATGGCTACCGTAGTCCGCCTTATGGAAAAAGACGATACAACGGCGTATGTCAACATGGCGGCAGCGTTTCACGCCGGTATGCCAGTGGGCGACATAATTCCGTTTGACCCAGAAAGCACTACCACGTTTTTAACCAATCTTATCGGCAACGAAAACTTTCACGTCATATTGGCGGAAATTGACGGGGTGCCGATTGGAATTGCAGGGGCGGCGCTATACCCTATGTATTTTAGCCATAGCAGTTTTGTTGTGCAAGAGATGTGGTGGTGGCTTTCTCCGCAGCATCGCGGCAGCGGCGCGGCCCGACAAATGTACAAAGACATTGAAGATTGGGCTGTTAAACATAACGCTGTTGCGGTATTTATGATAGCGTTGCACGATGATAATGTCGAACGCATGGCAAAAATGTACGCCCGTTCCGGTTTTCGCCCTATGGAACGTACATTTATAAAGGGATTGCTATAATGGCTGTTGCTTCCGCCCTTATTGGAGCCGCCGCCTCGCTTGGCGGCGGATTGCTCGCTTCAGGCGGCGCTAAGTCGGCAGCTAAAACGCAAGAACGAGCCTCGCGTGAGGCTACCGCAGCACAGACCGCTGCCGCTGATAAGCAGATAGCATTGCAAGAGCCGTTCCGTCAGGGCGGCTTGACCGCGCAAAGCCGGATTTTTGAACTGCTGGGCTTACAAGACCCCAACGCCCGCGCTGCCCCCACCGGGCCAGAAGCCTACGGTTTGCGGGCGGTGAACACACCTAGCTACGGCGGCGAAGGTGGCTTTGGTGGTTACGGCGGCACTACCTTTTACGTTGACGCACAGGGCAACCCTGTCGCTGACGTTAACGCCTACATGGCGGCGAACCCGCTTCCAGCCGCCGCGCCTTCGGCTGACTTTGGCAAGTATGGCCGCGACTTTGGGACCGCCGACTTTGAAGCCGATCCCGGCTATGCGTTCCGGCGATCCGAAGGCATGAAGGCGCTAGAGCGTTCGGCGGCTGCGCGGGGCAGTCTCATGTCTGGCAGCACCCTGAAAGGCATCCAGCGGTTCGGGCAGGACTTGGCTAGTCAAGAGTACACCAACGCTTTCAACCGCTATCAGGTCAACCGCTCGAACCAGCTTAACCCGCTACAGTCGTTGATGGGTGCGGGCCAGTCGGCCACCAACGTACAGACGGGCGTGGAAGGCCAACTTGGGCAGAACCAAGCGACTAACCTATACAACGCCGGAGCGGCCCGCGCGTCGGGATACGTCGGTAGCGCCAACGCGCTGTCCGGCGCGCTCAACAGCCTCGGTCAGACGGCGGCTTTGTACCCGACATACCAAGCCCAGAATAACTTTATGAAGGCGCAAACAGACGCGCTGAACCGTGGGGATTATGGCGGCTACGGCGGTCTCGGTGGCGGCTACGGCGGTGGCGGCTTTGGCGGAAGGCCCAGTGTCATCCGCCGCTACGACGGAGTTCTGAGTTCTGACGCCTACGCAGGCACGAAAGGATAATAATGGCTGACCAAACAATCGCCCTTCAAGCCCGCGCACCGCAGGGTAACAGCATGGCGGCTGCCATTCGTCAGAACTCGCAGCTTATGAACATGATGACGCAGCAGGCGGCTGCGCAGCGTCAAACTCAGCAAGCCCAGCAGGCTATGGATATTGCACAAGCCAAGGAAGCGCGGGAGGTTTCCGCTGCTGATATTAAGCTGGCGGGCGATAAGATAGATTACTACACGAAGCGCGCCGGTCAGACCATGAACCCTGAAGGCTACGCGGTGTTGCTTCAGGATCTTGGTAAAGACGCGCCAAACATTGCCGCAGCTTTCCGCGCTAACTTGCCGCCGGAACGCTTCACGCGAGACGATCTACTGAAGATGGTTGCCAGCATTTCTGACAAGTTTTCGAGAACTTACGCTCCTCTTGACACCAAAGTCGTGCAAAACGACGACGGAACCTTTGCGGTTGCGCGTACCGGCGGGTTTGACAAACCGGGCGTTTTTCAACTGCCGCAATATAATCTTAGGCAAGGCGGCGCGGCGCGGCCAGCACCGCAAGCGACGGGCGGCGTTCCGCCGCAAGCGACGGGCGGCGTTCCGCTGCAAGCAGCGGGCACCCCAGCACCGCAAGCAACGGGCACCCCAGCACCGCAAGCAACGGGCAGCCCACCACCATCGCGCGAAGACGTTATTAGAAATATGCTAGACGGCCCACCGCTTCCGCCGGACATCATGCGCGACAATGGGTTCCGACCTATGTCGATGACGACCGGCGGCGGCGATCCGGCGGCGCAACAAGACTTGGCCGCTATCGTGCAGACCATGATGCAGACCGGCGTAATCTCGCAGTCGGGCTTGGACGCCATGCGCGCCGCCGCACCCGGCAAGGAAGACCAACTGGCGCAAATTCTGCGCGAAAACGACATCCAGATTTTGCCCGACGAAGGTGAAGCGCCCGGTATGCGCAACGCTGTGTTCCGCCCCGGTGAGGACGCCATGCCGGAGCGGCAGAACGTGCAGTCAATGGATGATTACTACGCTACCGGCCAAGCAGCGCGGGGGCGTGATCTTAACCAAGGAGCGATCCCCGGTATATACAACGTACCCACGCAAGATGTGGCGGCGGCATCGCGTGCCACACGTCCGTCAAAGCAAGAACTATATGACGCGGAAGCAGCAAAACTTAAAGCCGTGCGCGATGCTGGCCCTCCGCCGTTAACATCACAACAAAAAATTAAACGTAAGACTGAAGTGGCACAGGCGTACACCCAAACGCAGGGGCTTATAAACAAAACGTATGACCCGAAAGAAGGCGTTATTGCACTTGCACGTAAAATTAAAATGCTTTCCAACGACCAAAAGGAAGCTATTACTGGTTTTAGCAATTACGTTCCTTCGTTCCGCGAATCCACTAGAGAAGCAGACACGCTTTTTGGTAACTTAAAAGGTGTTATTACCGCAGCGGGTAAGGACGCTGCCGCGGCTTCAGGCGCAATCGGGCCTATGGCCGTGCAAGAATGGAAAATTGCCGCCGACATGATTGCCAACCTTGATCTTGCAGGCATGACGCCGCGCGCGCTTGACGCTCAAATGGATCGTATCATTCGACAAGTCAGCAACGCAACCAATCTTGCTCAACAGGTGTACGACGTTCAGTATGGGGACGATGTAAAAGAGTATCCCGCGTTTAAGGTAAAAGGAGGTCGCGCTCTGGGAGGAAACTTGCCGGTAGGTAGAGGCGGAACTAGGATTTCGCCTGACATTGACAAGATATTAAAGAGCCGCGGTATATGAGCGCGCGCGATCTACAGCGTCTGGAAACAGGCATCCGCCAAGCGCACAGCCAAGGCGACTTCAAAACGGTTGACGTTCTTGGTGCCGAACTGCGGCGTATTCAACGAATGCAGCCGCCAAAGAAAAAGCCGCCTGAGCGTTCGTTGATTGGCGCGGCGGCGGAAGGTATAACCGCCATCCCATCCAGTGCGGCTGAGTATGCAAATAGCTTTTACGAAGCCGTCACTAATCCCCTTCAGACCGCTGGTAGTATGCTCGACATCGCGGCAGGCGGTTTGAAAACAGGCGCGGAAAAAGTACTGCCAAAGAATGTCTACAATTTTATAAATGATATGGACCGCGATCCCAAATCGGCGGAACGAGCCGTGCGTGCGGCGCAGCAGTTTGGCGGCCAGATGGCCGACCGCTACGGTACGTATGCCGCCTTTAAAAACACACTGGCGACTGACCCGGTAGGTTTTGCGGCTGATGTATCGTCGTTGCTGACTGGCGGATCCGGTGTTGTCCGCGCTGCCGGAAAAGTAGTGTCAAAGGCCGCACCTAAAGTTGGGCTGAAAGCTGACCGCGTAGCCAACGCCATGGCGCGGGGCGGTGAAGCTACCAACCCAGTAAATGTGTTGCGCCCTAGTGGCCGTTATATTGCCAAAGTTGTGGAACGCGCACCGCTTAAAATCGCCAATGTTTTAGCGCCTAAGTCGGCGGCGTATATGGAAGCCGCCGAAGGGCGCGCCCCTGAGCTTATCGCCCAGCTTCGCGCGCCTAGTGAGATTGTGCCGGGCAGCGTACCAACCGCCGCGCAGCAAGCGTCGCCTTTGGGCCTCACCAAATTTTCTGCAATGGGAGAAGCTGGCGCTAAAGCACTGCCGTCTGAAAATCTTATCCGTGCAGGTGATAACGAAGCCGCGCGCCTTGCCAGCCTTCGGACAGTTGGCGGAACGCCAAATGATATTACGGCGGCGAAAACCGCACGCAGAACAGCTACAGACCCGCTATACGCTGCTGCTGAAGCGCAGAAATTCCGCGCCGATCCGAAACTTATGGTGTTAGCGGATGACCCTTACATTAAGCAGGCAATGCCAGATGCTGCACGGCTTTCTGCGTCGCAGGGTGTGACGTTTGATAGCAACCCGACGCGGTATATCCACAACGTTAAAATTTCGTTGGATAAGATGCTTACGAAAACCGGCGAAACTGCGCTGGCGTCTACTGAACGCGCGCAAGTTGCAAAGGTAAAGACGCAACTGGTTAATTGGCTGGAGTCTAAAGTGCCTGAGTACGGTGCGGCGCGCACGACCTTTGCCGAAAAGTCTAAGCCGATCAACCAAATGGAAGTCGGTCAGTATCTTGAAGGTAAACTTACTGCACCGCTAGAAGGCGGAGCGGAGCGCGCTGGCGCGTTTGCTACCGCCGTAAAAGACGCGCCGGGGACGTTGAAGCGCGCGACTACTGGCGAAGCGCGGTTTAAGGAACTGACTGATGTGCTAACGCCTGAGCAAGCGGGTGTTGTTAACGCTATACGTGACGATTTAAATCGCGTTCAAACTACCAAAACGCAAGCCCAGAAAGGTGCATCCGCCGCGCCGCGCATTTCTCAGTTGGCGTCGCAGATTGGAGATGCGCCCGCAGTTCTAAACCGTGTCGTGACCATTGCAAACACAATCTTCAACCGTCTTCAGGGGCAAATCGACCGTAAACTGGCTTTCGAAATTGCTACTGAAATGCTTGACCCGCAAGCAGCCGCAACGGCTGTAGAAAAAGCAATGGTGCGGGAGAACAGAGCGACCGCAACAGGCCGCGTTACGGGCGCCGCCGCTCGTGGTACAGGTAAAGTCTTGGGTTCGGGCGCCGTTAAGATTGGCGCGCAGACGCAAAATATCATGACGCAGGCGCAAAATCAAAACGCCATGAACAACATATACGGCATCTCTGAGTTTCCTCCTTTTGACGAATTCGGCGGGCCGCTGCTAGAGATAGGGTATAACCTTGGTTATCCAGTCCCCCAATACGGTATACCAAGGCGCTAACATGACCACGATTGACAAAACCGAAGCGCGCCTTGCCACCCACGAGGAAGTCTGCACCGTTCGTTACGAAGGGCTTTGTGCAAGGCTAAAGCGGATCGAAGGCATTGGTCTTACGGTGGCGGGCACCATCATAATGATGCTGCTCGGTATCATTTTTAAGATGAACTGATGAGCATCGTCCTAGGTCATCGTTCGCTGTCGCGTCTTGAGGGTGTCCACCCTGACCTAGTGCGTGTGGTCAAGAAGGCTGCGGCCATGTCTCCGCTGGACTTTACCGTGCTAGAAGGCTTGCGGACGCTGGAACGCCAGAAGCAGCTAAGCCAGATCGGCGCAACCAAGACCTTGAGGTCACGTCACCTGACCGGCCATGCGGTCGATCTGGCACCTATGGTCGGTGGCACAGTCCGCTGGGACTGGCCGCTGTATCACCGGCTTGCCAAAATCATCAAAGAAGCAGCCGTAGCCGAGAACGTCCCTATTGAGTGGGGCGGTAACTGGAGAACTTTCAAGGACGGGCCGCACTGGCAACTGCCTTGGAAGACCTACCCGAAAGGAAAATGACTATGCTTAGTAGACTCAAAGGCAAAAAGACCTACCTCGTCGCCGCTCTGGCGGCGGCGGGCGCTGCCGCTACCGCTCTGGGATACTCCATTCCAGACTATGTGTTCATCCTGCTTGGCGCGGCTGGTTTCGGCTCTGTCAGGTCCGCTATTGGGCGCTGATTAGCCGCTCGATAAACCACTGCGCTTTTTTGTAATCTTGAGCCGCGTCGTCTTTATGTCCGGCGCGGCTCAAGTACTTCAAGGCGTTGCCGCGTAGGTAGCCCCGGTACTCCTCTGGCGACAGCTTCGCCTTCACGTAGTCAATCGCTTCAATGCCGCCGACCTTGTAGTGATCAGGGTTTATGGCGTCTTTCATGCGCGCAGCCTCGCCATGATCTCCGCGCGCTCGCGCTGCGCTCGCAGGGTGCCATACCGCTGGTGCAGCCGCAGTGCTATGAAGGGCCGCTTGGCACCTTCCTGCTCATCTATGAGTAAGGTTAGCACTTCCTGCTCACCCATACCCTTCAGTTCGGTTGCCAGATAGTGCCAGTTAATCTTGACGGTCATTCATCAATTCCTCAATAGCCAAGTCGCTGATGCTGCGCTTGTCGTGCAGCGCGCCCCAGATGCGTTCATCAATTGTGTCGGGTGTCAATAGGACATATACCCACACATCGTGTTCTTGCCCGCCCCGGTGCAGCCGCCCGATAGCCTGCTCGTATAGTTCCAGCGACCACGGCAGCGACAGGAACACCATGTGCTGCTGGCCTTGCAAGTTAATGCCGTGGCCAAAGGACTTAGGATGCGCCGCCAGCAGCGGTATCTCGCCGTTGTTCCAGCGTTCCACGACGCGGGGGCTGTCCGTGGTCTGGATGCTGGGGTAGCGGCGCTTTAGCTCTGCCAGTTCCTCTTGGTAGGTGTACCAGACCAGCGTGTTCGCCTTCTGGTTCTCCGCGAGCAGTTCGTCCAGCCGGTCAAACTTGTGGCTGCTGAACCAGATCGACTGCTTGTCTGTGCCGTAGACGAAGCCAGACGACATTTGCTGTAGCTTGGTCGTCACCGCGCCCGCGTTCTGAGCAATAACCATGTCGTCCGCAAAGCGGGCGACGTAATCCCGCTTCATTTTTTTGTACGGCCCCATGTTTGCCATCTGGCAGCGTAGCTCCACAATGTGACATGGTGGCAGCGTGTCGGCGTACTCGCCCGCTTCCAGCACGTAAGTCGCGTCGCGTATGCGGTCCATCACTTGCGGCAGCGCGTCGCCTCGCGGCTCCCACTGCCCGAAGTCGCGGTTGATGCAGTGGAAATACTGTTGCAGGAACGCACCCTTGGCGCGGCCTAGCAGGCTCTGGTCGATCATCTTGCACTGGCCGAACACATCTTCCAAGCCGTTGCTGGTGAACGATCCGGTCAAGCCCCACCTGATCGGTATGCGCGCCAGCAGCTTCTCTAGCGCCTTAAACCGCTTGCCGCTGGGGTTCTTGAGCCGGGTTAGCTCGTCGAACACGATCCCGTCGAAGCTGTCGAGCGTCTGCACCTTGTCCAGATTGTCGTAGTTGATGACGACAATATCCGTGTCTGCGTCAAACGCCGCCTGCCGCTGCGCCGGAGAACCTAACGCTAGGCTCATGGTCATCGTTGCTGCCCACTTGGGTAGCTCTACGGGCCAGACTTCATTGCAGACCCGCTTGGGAGCCACCACAAGCCACCGCGTCACTACGCCGCTGATTAGGGCGTCGGCCATCGCTGTGAGCGTGATAGCGGTCTTACCAGCCCCGACAGGCGCTAGGATCATGGCCCTGTCGCGCGCATACAAGAAGTCTGCGGCGTCGTCCTGATACGGCCTTAGCTGAAGCGTAGCAGCCATTGGTCCACCTCGCTCTTGCTCCACAAGCAGCAATACCGCTGCCCTAGCGCCATCATATCGTCCGCAAACAGCTTTTGCAGCGGCGATAGCTTGCCGCCGGGTTTCTTCAGTTCTACAAACCAAGCCTCACCATTCGGCATACAGGCAATGCGGTCACTGACGCCGCGGTGGTTCACAGACTTGAACTTGTACGCCGCGCCGCCAACGCTTTTGACGCGGGCGACAAAGTAGCGTTCAATCTCAGCCTCAGTTGTCATGCGGCGTGTCTAGCTGTGGAAATATATTTTTACAAGCCGCTTTACAAACTATTTCAGGGGTGTATTCCAGCCGTCCTAACAAGGAGCAATACAATGAAACACAGTAAAATAGTCGGCGGTTCGACCGCCAAGCGCGTCATCAACTGCCCCGGCAGCGTGGCGCTGGTGGACAAGATGCCGCCGCAACCCAGCAGCAGCTACGCCGACGAAGGCACCCTGCTGCACGACGTTATGGCAAAGCTGGTGGGCTACGGCGACGATGCCGACCCGCAAGAGATGCTGGGCGCTACATACAAAGACGCCGTGTTGACGCAGGACTTGCTAGACCGCAAGATACTCCCGGCGTTAGCGGCGCTGGACGAAATTGATCCGGCTGGGGAGATGACGTATGCGGTCGAAAGTCGCGTGGGCTTTGGCGATTTCCTACCTAACGTGTTCGGTTCTACTGACTTGCTTGGCATCATTGGTGATCGTGCTGTTGTGTTGGATTGGAAGTTTGGTGATGGCGTCGCCGTCGAAGCGAAAGAGAACGAGCAGCTTATGTTCTACGCTGCGGCTGCTGCGCGCACGGAGACAACGGCATGGGCGTTTGAACACGCGCTAGAAGTCGAGCTTATCATCGTCCAGCCGCCCTACATCCGGCGCTGGTCAACGACAATGGAGCGGATCAACCAGTTCGAGCAGACGTTGCTATCCGCCGTGAAGGCATCGCAGTACGACGACGCGCCGCTCAAGGTGGGCGACCACTGCCGCTGGTGCGCCGCCAAGCCGGTCTGCCCGCAAATGACGGGCGCAGCCGACCGGGCGCTGGTAGCCAAGCTGGACGCGCTGCCCGTCGATCAGATCGCGCACTATCTGGATCAGGTGCCGCTGCTGGAGGGGTTTATCAAAGATTTGCAGCAACTGGCGCACGGGCTGCTTGAGGAAGGTAAGCCCGTCCCCGGCTACAAGCTCGTCAACAAGCGCGCGACGCGCTCGTGGCTGGACGCTGACAAGGCAGCGGCGTGGCTGACGGCGGCGGGCGCGGAGCCATACGAGGAAAAGATCATATCGCCAGCAGCAGCCGAGAAGGTGCTGAAGGGTGTGAAAATAGCATTGCCAGCCGACCTTGTGGTCGCTGTCTCAAGTGGTTCGACGTTGGTTGCGGAGAGTGATCCCCGCCCCGCCGTCGTTCAAATCGGCCAGACGCTCGTAAAGGCTCTGGCTAAACTCAACTCATAAGGAACTAAGATAATGTCAAATAGCCTCACTGCCTTCTCAAGCGCAAACCTACCTTCCGTACAGTCACTGTCGGCTTCGCTCCGCTCTCTCCAGACTGGCTCCGCTTCCGGCGGCAGCATCATTCTGAAGATGGACAAGACCGGCCATTGGGTGTTCGGCGCAGACCAGACTGAAGTCGAAGACGATAGCACTTGGGCTATCAACCCTTTCAGCTTCGTGCATGGCTATATCGCTTGGGGTAACGGCGAAGTGTTGGGTGAAAACATGACCAACATTTCTAACCCGCTGCCTGAACTGGAGCCGGCTCCGTCAGGTGCCGCGAAGGGTTGGGAGAAACAGGTTGGTCTGTCGATCAAGTGCATGAGCGGCGAAGATGCGGGCATGGAAGCCCGCTTCTCTGCTACTTCTGTCGGCGGTAAGAAAGCCGTGCAGGAACTGGCCGTTGCCATTGCTGCACAGGTAGACGCAGAGCCTACCCGCCCAGTGCCGGTGGTAGAACTCCGTAAGGAGCATTACCAGCACAAGCAGTACGGCAAAATCTTCGCCCCGATTTTCAACATCGTTGATTGGGCGACCATGGAAGGCGAGACTACCCCGCAGCCTTTGGAAGACGTAGCCGAAGACGAAGCGCCCGCTGATGAAGCGCCGCGTACTCGTCGTCGTCGCGTGGCTTAGTGGGACGCGAAAGCCGGGGTAGCTCCGCCTACCCCGGCGAGTAGCAATGAAAGGAAAGTAAAATGAGCGACTACGCAGTTAAAGTCACAATAAAGAACGCCCGGATCCTGCGCCTCATGCGCGACGCGGGCATCACATCACAGTCCGAACTGGCGCAACGCGCGGGTGTGTCCCAGAACGATGTCGGCACCCTTATCAACATGAAGCGCCGCCCCACCGGAAAAGACACCCTGTGGCGACCGCTGGTGGACAAGATATGCTTTGTGCTCAGATGCACGCCAGAGGATATGTTCACCGAAGCGCAGGCCGACATGGAGTTGCAGACCAACTCCGTAGTGATCGACATGGACGAGCCGCAGTTGCGCGCGCTGATGTCAGACGACATGGAACAGAAGGTGTGGGCAAAGCTCGAACTTCAGAAGCTACTGGACCACGTAAAAAACCCGAAAGACCGGGCCGTCATGGAAGCCCGGCTAGAGGGAGCCACCTTTGCCGAGATAGGGCAACAGTTTGGCCGAAGCGGAGAGATTATGCGGGCGCGCGCCTCGCGCGCCATACGCGATATGCGCAGTGCTGCTAGGAGCGGCGCTCGCGATACGGCGCGCAAAATTATCGCGGGTGAGACGCGCCGGAAAGCACTGCCGCCGCCTCCGCGCGAAGCGAAAGCTACGCCGCGACTGCCTCTCAGCGTCAGTTTTAGTTCGTGGCAATGACTACGCTCTGGCTGGACTTTGAAAGCAGAAGCCGCTGCGACCTCAAGGCGCACGGCGTCTACAATTACGCGCGGGACGCCAGCACAGAAGTGCTATGTATGTCCTACGCCTTTGACGACGAAGACGTTAAGACGTGGACGCCGGGGCAGCCGTTTCCGCTGGCCGTCAAGAACCACACGGGCCGCATCGCCGCGCACAATGCGGCGTTCGAGCGCCTGATCTTCTGGTATGTCCTACAGATCGACTACGAGCTTGAGCAATTCTACTGCACCGCGACGCAAGCCCGCGCCAACTGCGCGCCGGGTAGCCTTGAGGATGTGGGCCGCTTCGCTGGCGCGGGTATGCGTAAGGATCATCGCGGATCACAATTGATCCGGCTGCTGTGCATCCCGCAAGCCAACGGCGCTTTTAACGAAGACGCTGCGCGCATGGCTGAGATGGTGGCCTACTGCGAACAAGATGTGCGCGCCATGCGGGCCGTGGCTGCAACCCAGCGCCCGCTGTCGCCGGACGAGCTAGAGGATTACTACGTCAACGAGCGCATCAATGATCGCGGCGTCCTGCTGGATAAGCCTCTGGCTTTGGCGGCGGTGCGCTACGCTGAGGCGGAGCTTGATGAAATCCAACAGATCGTCCGCGAGATTACCGGCGGCGTCGTAGCGTCAGTGCGTAGCCCGAAAATGCGGGGCTGGGTCTTAGACAGAGTTGGGCCAGAAGCCCTGAAGCTGGCGACGGTGTACAAAGATGACGTAGCCAAGCTATCCATCGACAAGACGGTGCGCGGCAATCTGCTGGCGCTGGCGAAGGAAAATCCAGACGAAGTCCCGGCTGAAGTGGCGGAAGTTATCCAGTGCGCAGACGATCTCTGGGCATCGTCCGTGGCGAAGTTCCAACGGGCTGCATCGCTGGCAGATGAGGAAGATAGCCGAGTTAGAGGCGCGTTCGTATTTGCTGGAGGCAGTGCTACAGGCCGCGCTTCATCATTTGGATTACAGGTCCACAACTTCCCACGAAAGTGCGCAGCAGACCCTGCACTGATCCGTCAGGCGATGGTGCGCGGCCACCAGATCGTTCCGCTGCATGGCCCGCGCGTTACCGACGTGCTGAAGTCCATGCTGCGCCCCGCTCTGACGGCTGCGCCGGGGAAGCAGCTAGTCGTGGCCGACTGGGCCAGCATCGAAGCCCGCGTGACGCCGTGGGCGTCTAAGACCAACAGCGGCGCGGCCAAGCTGGCTATCTTTGAAGCGGGCGGCGACGTTTACGTTGCCAACGCGGCGGCGACTTTTCTTGTTCCAGAAACCAAGGTCACGAAAGACCAACGCCAGATCGGCAAGGTGCAAGAACTTGCGTGTGGCTTTGCTGGCGGCGTCGGTGCCTTTGCGGCGATGGGCCGCGCTTACGGTCTGGCGCTGCCAGAGAGCGAAGCGCAGCGCATGGTCAACGCATGGCGGCGCGCTAACCCGTGGTCTGTCACCTACTGGAGCGCGCTAGAGGAAGCCTACAACCGCGCCATGCGCAACCCCGGCACGGAAGTGGCGGCGGGCCGCGTCACGTATTTATACGACCGCCAACACTTATGGTATGTTCTGCCGTCTGGGCGCGTGTTATGCTACCCGTTCGCCCGTTTTGAAGGTGGCGAGATTACTTACGCTAAGGCGGCTTGGAAGCCAGCGGTGGATGCTAAAGAGTGGCCGCGTGCGCGGCTTTGGAAAGGTCTGGCATGTGAGAACATCACGCAGGCCATAGCCAACGACATTCTTCGGTATGCGCTACGGCAGCTAGAGCCTCTGGGTGTTGTCCTGCACGTCCACGATGAGATCGTGATCGAGACGGACGATCCAGAGGCAGTCGCGGCGCGCATGAAGCAAGTGATGGCGACGCCGCCGCTGTGGGCCGCAGGGCTACCGCTGGCGGCGGAAGTGTCGATCATGGAGCGTTACGGCAAGTGAGCAGGAGCAGGAGCAGCGTATGTCACCGGAGCAGATCAAGTTTGTAGATTTTTTAGTGGGTCTAGCGCCTGAAGGCGAAACGGCGTTGCTGGTGAAGCAGAAGCCAATCAGGCTGAACGGCGCGCTACAGTATCACGACGACGGCGCAGTCAAATGCACTTGGCCGTCGTTCCTGCCAAGCAGCGCCAATATCAAGGACGGCGAAAGCTGGTTCGGCAACACGGCCAGCTTCATCATTGACCGCTTCGAGAATGGCCGCGTCAGCGCGTCCAAAGACAACTGCGACTACGTGCTGGTGATGATGCTGGACGACGTTGGGTCGGACAAAACATCTAAGACACCTACGCTAGAGCCGACGTGGATCATGGAGACGAGCGAAGGTTCGTTCCAGTGGGCCTACGTGTTCAGCGACCAACCCGGCAAGAACGAGTTCGCCGCCGCTATCACCGCCATCGCGGCGGCTGGCTATTCCGATCCCGGTGCGTGCAATGCCGTGCGCAACTTCCGCATCCCCGGTTCCGTTAACATCAAAGAAGGCAAAGGGCTGTGGCAGTCGCGGCTGGTATCGTTCAAACCAGAGCGTGAGTTTAGCTGCGGACAAATCTGCGCCGCGCTTGGCGTTGTCCCGGCTGAAGCAGATACCGCAACACGGCGGGCCGTGCGGGTAGAAGACACCGGCAGTTCGCCGGTTCTCAAGTGGCTGTCAGATCAAAGTCTGGTTTGCTCTGCTCTGCGGCCTACTGGCTGGATCGACATTGTTTGCCCTAACCATGCCGCGCACACCGACGGCAGCGAGATCGCTGGGTTTCGCCCGGTCGATAGCGTCTTTAAGTGTCTGCACGGCCACTGCGTAGACTTTAACAGCGCGGCCTTTCTGGGCTGGGTCAGCGACAACGGCGGGCCTAGCGCCGACAGCGGGATACGGCCAGACATAATGGCTGAGCTACACGCCAAGACGTTAGACAAGCTGCGCCCGACAGACGCTTTCCCCGACGATGCAGCTAAGCGCATTGCCGAGATCGAGCGCAAGCAGATCGGGCGGGCACAGAAGTCCGATTGGTTTGATCGGTTCGCCTACGTCATGTCCGACGACAGCTATTTCGACGTTAATCTGCGCCGCGAGATCAGCCGGTCTAACTTCAACGCCGTGTTCCGGCATATCCCGTGCAAGTCGATCCACAACAAGCGCAAGATCGAAGCCAGCGTTTGCTACGACGAGAACCGCGACGCGCACGACGCCAAGATATTGACCGGCGTCACCTACGCACCCGGCGATGGCTTGATGCTTGAGCGCGACGGCGAGGTGTTCGGCAACCGCTGGATCGACGCGCGGCCAGTGATCGACCTGTCCGCTAAGATCACCGACGATCAGGTGGCGCGGTGGCTGGACCACTGCAAGGTGCTGATGCCTGAAGCCGACGAACTAAACCATTGCCTAGACGTGATGGCCTACAAGGTGCAGCACGCAAACAGCAAGATCAACCATGCGGTCCTGCACGGCGGCGACGAAGGCTGCGGCAAGGACACGATGTGGAAACCGTTTGTCTGGGCCGTAGCAGGGCCGCACAACCGCAACCGCTCGGTGGTCGATAGCGACGGGCTGCACTCGCAGTGGGGCTACAACCTTGAGGCAGAGGTGATGATCCTGAACGAGCTTAAAGAGCCGGACGCATCCGCCCGCCGCGCGCTCGCCAACAAGCTCAAGCCTGTCATCGCCGCACCGCCAGAGACGCTCCAGATCAACCGCAAGGGTATGCACCCCTACGAAATGATTAACCGCGTGTTCGTGCTGGCGTTTACCAACGACTCGGTGCCTATCTCGCTGCCGACGCAGGACCGGCGCTGGTTTGCGACGTGGAGCCGCGCGCCGCGCATGAACCCAGAGGCAGCTACGGCGATGTGGGAATGGTATGAGACAGGCGGCGGTTACGAGTTGATCGCAGCTTGGCTGTGGCAGCGCGACGTGAGATCGTTCAACCCGGCGGCGCCACCTATGGAAACGGATTACAAGCGCACCTTGATCGAGCAGTCTATGTCGCTGACCGAGAGCGCGCTGGTTGAGATGATCCGCGACCGGGTAGGTGAATTTGGCCCCGGCGTGGTTGGTTCGCCGTTCCACCGGCTGATAGACCGGCTGGAAGGGTCCATGCCGTCCGGCCAGAAGATTTACCCCAACACGCTGCAACACGCTCTTAAAGAGGCTGGCTGGCTGGATATGGGGCGGCTGGCGTCCGGCGATTACAACACCAAGAAACAAGTCTGGGCTGCGCCGCAAGTCGCCAAGCGCAACAGCAAGTCGGACTTGCGCCGGATGATCGAGAACGGCTGGACAACGCCTAGCTGATGCTGTATTGGCCTTAGCCAATGCATGTTTAGAGCCTTGGCTCCGTGCTTAACCCCCGGCGGATTGCTCCCCGCTGGGGGTTTTTATTTAGTCTGCTAGGGCAGCTTGTCCGGCATGGTAGAGCCGCACCGCCGAAATGTCGTCGGCCCACATGGTTGGCCACGACAGCAGCGCGTGGCGGACCGTCTTTGGCGCGCGCTTGAGCAGCCGCGCCGTCTCGTGACGGCCTAGCCCGCGCTCTGTCAGCAGCTTGATTGCCACGGCGCGGGCGCGGACATACTCGACCGCCTTACCCCGCGCGGTGATGTCGGCCAGTCCGGCTTGATTGGCAATGAAGTCGATCAGTTGGTTGTTGTTAATCACTCTGCCTTTCCTTCTAGGACCAGCATCTCAGCTTGCGCGTCGATGCGTCGGGCGATGATGCCTAACTCGTATGGGAGGTTGTCGGGCGTCTCACCGGCCTCTAGCTCTGCGGCTAGGAACCGGACCTGCTCTGCGATTTTATTTAGTGGGTGCATAGGTGGTTATCCTTGACCAGCTTGAGGTCAGCTTGAGCGGCCTCCCAGCGGGCGATGTGTTCGATCATGGGTTCCTTGGCTGGGCACCGACCAGTCGCTGCTCGTGTGCAGGAGTGCAGGATGGTCGCGTGGACCTCAGATCGGCAGTGGTCGCAGTAGAGAGGTGATGGGGCTGGTTTCTTCCGGCTGCTCACGGGAAATTACCCCCGACAGGATTGGGCAGACCTATTGGCGCAGCAGTGCCGACAACGGAACCAAAGGGCACGGCGTCACCCGTCCACGGAGACTCATTCATTGGACCCTTGCAGTCGGCTAAGCGCACACCGTTGACCTTGCGCTTACGGACAGCGCACGGGAACGACCACATGTTGCTCATGCCCCCACCAGCATCGGCGTTGGTTACGAAGGTCCGGTCCACTGCGGGCAGCACGGCCCAGTCGGGTAGCTGCGGGTAGGTCTTCACGTTGCTAAACAGCGACCATACCGTCTCGTCGGTGCCGTCCGGGCTGTCGCACGATCCGTTCATCAGGCTCAGGTCAGCGATGCTCTCGCCCTTGAGGACTGGGCAGACAGATACGCCCGCTTGGAACTCTTTACCGTTAACCTTGACGGTTTCGCCGGGGATGGCGACGGTCGGGCTACTGGCGCACAGTGCGTATGGCTTGTGGCAGATAGCCAGCGCAGGGCTGGCGATGGCCGGGGTCGAGGTCGATGCAGCCATGACGGCTGCGAGTGCTACTAGGTATCTCATGTTTAAGTGTCCTTTGTGTGGGCTAGTCATGCTGCTTCGTCCTTTAGTGCGTTCCGCAGGTGATGCTCGCGGTAGAGCGACATGCCTCGTCGAGCGCCGTAGGCGAGGCAGGCCTTAGTCAGCGCCGGTTCTAGGACGCGCAGTGCAGCGCGCAGGTCGTCTACTTTATACAGTAGCTCGATAGCTTCGAGGTCAGCGTCTAGGTCAATCATTGCCTGTGGCTCCTGTTGTGTTGGCG